TTAATACTCCGTCAGTCTCAATGCCTTTAAGCTCCATGTTGTACTGGAACTCGATCTGCATTAACTCCTTCTTGAGATTTACCTCTGCCTGCATTCTTTGAACGTCAAGCATAACTTCTGCCTCCTTGAGTTTGATCTTCCCGTCGATCTCCATTTGTGTCTTCTGCATTGCAGTCTGTGCTGCCATCTGCTGTGACTCCATGTTGATCTGAGCCTGCATCTGCTGTTGCTGATCCTCTCGTGCTCGCATATCCTCCAACTTACGACGTCTCTTCATCTTAAGAAGCTCGTTAGCAAGTTTGATGTTCTTCACGTTACGAATGTCAATTGCATCCTCAAGGTCAATCTGATCTCTCTGAAGTGAGATAGCGATATCTCTCTCTAGTTGCTCCTTCTCTTGTTCGTCCGGTGCAAGGTCAATATAGATACCGAAGTCGTATAGGTATAAGTCCTTGATATCCTCAATGATCGATAGGTTGTACTTACCGATCTGCATTGCGAACTGCTCCTTGAAGTCTGCGTACTTAAGTATGTCAGCCATTCTAAGTGACAATGCAAGAGCAAGTCTACGCGTCATCATTAGGCGACCCTCAAGGACGTGACGTGTTGCGGTGTTACTGTTCAGTGCAGCTAACTTCTGTACGCCAACAAGTGCGTCCGGGTTTGGTGTCGATCCGTCACGAGCCTCATTAAGACCTGTGACATCGCGGATCATATTTAGGTAGTAGTTGTATGCCGTAATTAACGCATTGATTTTACTCTGTCCTGCTCCATGAGTTAACTCCTGAATTGGAACTCGTGCGTTATTAAATTCGCCATCTTGTGTGTACGAACGTCCTACCACGGATCCCGTCTGGAAGAATAGCTTTAACGCCTCGTTCGGGTTGTACTCTAATCCTTTTCCTAGATCAACGTCCGTAAGTCCGTCTGCGTCAATGAATACCCCATCAGGTACCATTCTCGCTTGTACTTGCTGTAGCTTCAGGTGTGTTAACTGAATCTGATCAGCGAATGGAATCATTCTCTTTACAAGTGAGTCGATCTGACCTTTGTACATTCTAGGCGCAAACATCACATAGTTAGGCATTGCCTTCTGTGTTGCTGACTTAGGGCGTACCATGTTGGTCATCATGCTCCACTTCAGTAAGTGGTTTGATCCTGCGACCAAAACTCCTTCGTACCAAACCTCCTTAGAAATCTCCACCACTCTGAAGTGTTCACCCTCAGCATTAACGAAAGAGTCATCCTTAGCGATAAGCTTCTTACCGCCAGAGCGAGTTGTCTTCTCCTTGTAGACAAATTTCTTCTCGGTTTTATAGTTGAAGTAAAGAAGTGTTACCACCTCGTCTAAGAAAGCATCGTCGTATAACTTCCTTGTAATATTATATGCATCGTACCATGCGGTACCGTACTGCTTAATCTCTTGTAGTTGCTCGTCCGTTAGGTCAGGATTGATCTTACGAAGCTCCGTGTAGTGAACCTGCTTGATCTCACCGAAGTAGTAACAGTCCGAGAAGTCAGGCTTCTCTGTATACGACCATACCATGTTAGCCGGGTCAACATACTCAACAGACACACCAACTCCTTTTACGAACTCATGCTTTGATGCAGACACACCGATCTCGCACTGATCCTTGTCGCACATCTCTTGGATCAACTTCCAGTCGTTCATCTCAAGTAAGTTGTCGATAGCGATCTCCTCTGCAATCTCGATAGATGGCTTGTACTTAAGCTCCATGTATAAGCTTAACTCGTCATCTGTCTGTGGTAAGTCTTTAGGGTCTACGTTGAATGCGTCAACACCGAACTGCTCCTTTGTCATTGTCAGGAAGTCTTTGGCTACCATGTCAGCCTCAACCATGTCCTGAAATAAGTTCTTCTTCTCTGCCGACATTGCGTCCTGAGCTGTAGCCCGGATCTTATACGCCCTGTCCGACATTCCGTTAACTACTACGTCAACGAACTTTGGTATAATAGGTACGATCTCCCAATTAAGGTTCAAATAGGAAAGGTCGCCATCAATAGCGAACTCGTTCTTATACTTTGCGATTGGCTGTTCTCCACGAGCGTAAAGTCTAAGTCTATGAAACTCAGCGTACTGATCATAAAATCTACAAGACCCACCTGATCTCCTAAACCACTCCTGTTCAATAGCCTTGGAAACGCGCAATCCATACTCCATAGACTGCTTCTCAGCATCTGATGCAATATGAGATGGGAATGGTTCCGACGTTGAAATTAGTTCTACTTTTGTGTCGCTCATCTGATTATTTGACTGCTTGATCCGTCATTCTTATACCTCGACAAAGATACGGAAATTTTAGACTTCTTAGTTTCAGTGCGGAATGTGTGACGTCTGACTGCCATTATAGCAAGACCAGAAGAAATGGATGCATCATGTTTTGTACGATTGTTTGGATCGAATCTAGCCCAATCCTCCAAAGTTCTGTTAAAATACATGTTACCAATAGAGTCAGGATTACGATACTCCCCCTCATTGTCAAATCCAACATACTGCTCTATATATGACTCTATGCACGAGGCATGAGTCTGTTTAATATCCTCCGATGAGTTTGGTATACCACCAAGCTCTTGCTCTGTTTTTGATAGCTGATGTGCTGCCTTGTCCGGGCGGTTCATAGAGTATCCTCTGTATCCCCTGTTCTTAAAGTGGTACAGTAGTCTTGGCTTGTTGTTCTCCGCAAGTAACGGCATACCGTAAAACACACACGCCATAAGTACATCCTCAAAGAATATCTCCGCAGTTGCAGGTCTTGATATGTACTCAAGGAAGAACATATTGGACGGTATGTCCGGGTTCATTGTAAACCCTGTGATCCCATGAAGTGCTCCGTTCGATCCACCTCCACCTACAACACCTGAGATGTCGTAAGGGTCACATCCAAACGCACCGTACTCAGCGTTGCCGGGATATTTCTTTCCGTTCTTCACAATCATACTGTTCTGCATTCCTGCTGGCGGTACCCATCCAATTATAAACCTACCCCTTGGATCAGGCACCCACACAACCTCACTGTCCTTCACTCCACCCTTCCAGTGGAACTGACCCCTTGTAATTACTCTGTCACGGATCAAGTTCTCGTTGTGGTCTATCTGCTGATAGATCTTTGTTAGGTTAAATAACGACTGCTTGGACTCATCTCTGAACGCGTGAGATTCAGTACGAGGGTACTGACGATAGAATTCATTCAGTGCGTCAGGGTCGTGTTTAAGTGCCTCAACCTCATTGTTCCAGTAAGATACAACTCCTATCTTGATCGGACGACCGTCTATTCCAGTTACAGGCTTTATTGGATCTTCTATTACTGCATGTCCGTACTCGTCAATAAATCCTTCGAAGTTGTAGTCCATAGGTATGAACAGCGAGTATAAACCACTCTTTGTTTGACCGTTATTATTTCTTCTCTTTGGGTCACTGTCGTAGTATAAGTCCTTGAAGTTCTGACCTCCCTTTGCTAATGCGTTAACAGTTGATCCCATCATGCACTTACCGATTATACGACTACCAAGACGAAGACATGTCTTTCTTACACGCCATCCATTTAGTATGTTATTTGGTGGTAAAAGTTTCCCTGATTCATCTTCTACTAACATCAGTAGCTTCTGACCATCGTATGAGTTGTCTGCAGTATTAGCCCAGTCTATTGTAGTATCGAGTCCTGAGATGGTGTCGTCATCCTTCTCAGTCATGTTCTTCTTTGTGATCTTCTTTGCTGGAAGTCTGAACGATAGCTCCATCTTTGGATTGTCCATACCGTCCTGAACTGGCTTGAAGAAGAACGGATAGTTTCTTACAATAGGTACAACCTTGTTGGTAAACATCTCCTTAGCATCGGCTCCTGTCTTTGATTGGATACCTAATTTAGCGTCTTTTGATATGGTACCTAAGTTGGATATTTCTGAACTACTCATGAACGAGAATCCAGAACGTCTGTTCTTAAGGTAGCACATTCCAAAGCAACGGTCATCAGCCTTACATGCCTCCCAGAATATCCAGAATATACGGTTAGACTCACGGAAGTCAGGAAGACCGATATCAATCTTTGACCACTGTAGGTACATATAGTGCGACCCAGTTATGTATGTAGGAACGCCATTATTAACGAACCAATGTCCGTCGTCACGTCGCTCAAACTCTTCTTGTATATAGTCTACCCACTTGACCTTAAATTCGGGTGACATTTGGTTCCACTCGAAGATCGTCTTTATTCTTGCAAGCTCTTTCGGATACTCTGAAGGTTTCCATTTATTCTCTCCCTTCTTGAGTCCTTTCGGTACTTTCGGAAGACCGATCTTCAGTCCGTTTATCTCGTACACCTCCCCGACAGTACCGTCCTTTGATATGACAATAAGGTCATACTTCTCGTCGTAGCCATATGTCCACTTACGGTTCTTAACCTGTGACGGTAGGTAGTCCTCAAGTACTGCGTATAAACTCATTTCTTCTTAGCTCTATCTTCTGCAAATGATATTGGAATCTCCGACACCTTCTTAGCTATCGCCTCCTGATCCTCTGACGGCTCCTCCTGCTCTATCTTATCAAGCATTGCTATAGCATCCTCAAATGCTAACCTCTTGGCAGATGCAGCAGTTCTCATCTTGTCGGCTGTAAGGTCGCCCTCCATGCCAGTAATGATTGGATCCTTCAGGACTTTAATTAGCTCGTCAACGGCTATACGTCCTGCCTCTAGTATTTCTTTTCGCTTGTCAGACATATCATACTTGTTTTCATTCGGTATAACTTCCTGCCTTCTATATTGAACTCGTACTCACTGTCTGGAAGGAAGGATACAATTGTTCCTGCCTCAATGTCAGCCTGCTCGTTGTTAGGGTACACCATAACTCCAAACAGTGCTAACTCATCGCAGTTGTTAATAAGTCCGTCTGCGTTCTCGTTCTTGATAGGTTCAACAAAGCAAAACGGTGCGACAGCTTTCCACGTCTGTCCGGGAGTTCTGTATGCGTAAAGCTCTGATGGCTGTATCATATACTTGTTGTCAAACAGATGGGATGCAGATGACTTCTCGCGTCCCTTCATGTCGTGATACAGACGGAAGGTGTTGTGGTGGACGATTATCTCGTCTCCCTCCTTGATTGGTCCGTTATAGATAATCGGAAGTTTCCCGACTACAGCAATACGATTTGTTACCGCGTGATCCTCCTGAGAGGATGACGTGACGAACTCCTTACCACCAAGTTCTTTGGTGTTGTCGTACCGCTTACCGTCTTTTGGTGTTACGATAAAGCAGTTTAGTGACCTCATACTAAAACTCGATATTATGCTCGATTGTTAGTGGCATATGCTTGTTTACAGTCTTCCATACCATAGTCTCGTTAGCACCGTTCTTAACCCATATATCGAAACCGAACTCTGTATGTTCGATTGACTGAATCTCATGAGTTCCGTTCATCACGCTGCTACCAACTTGATAGTGCATTGCCTTTAAAGGGTCAGTGCCTACTGAAATCTTTCTGATGTACATATCACTTGAATTCGCCAGTTGTCATATCGATCTTCTTGTCCTCACCATACTTCTTAGCTAGTGCGTTCTGAAAATCTGCAAGTCTTGATTCTACGTGATCTAAGGCATCTACCGCCCTTTTTTGAAATAGTGCTGCATCAGCTACTCTGCCTCTAATCTGCACGTATGACTGATTTAAACCCTTAAGGTCTTCTAGCTCTTCTTTTGTGATTCCTTTTGGATTCAATTCCTTAACTTTTCCCATTTAATTTGATTTTTATATGCAAATATAAGGAAAAATTAGATGCTACACAACGAACTGCGTTAACCATTCGACAACCATAGGTTCAATATCTGAATCCTCCCAAGTATCTGAGTAAGGCATATCTAAAGCCCGTACCCCGAACTGTGCTGAATCCGTACTCAGAACAACGTCAACAGATAGTTGCTTACTAATTGCCTTATCACCTATCGTGTCAAGGTTTACTGAGATTGTCGGATGCTCAATCTCAACGTTAAACTGTGGAAATTTGTATTTCATGGTTATGTTAAAGTTGTTCCTGTTACGGTGAAGGTGCGAACGGGTAAATATCTACAATTTGTTACAGTTGTTTTTGCTGTTGATGCTACATTTCCTGTTGAATTATTGCAAACATAAGCCGCTGTTGTAGTGTTTTTATTTGTTGTTGAAGTCCAAAAAAGAAAACCAGTAAGAATAGAAAATGGCGTGTAATTCATTCTTGGATTGATTTCATAATAAAAAAAGTTCATTATTTCCTTACAGTTCGGAAGTCTACACCCTGCGAAAGTTCCAAATGTTCCAAGTGCTGCATCAATCGAATCATTCCAATTTATATTAACTCCGTTTTCAACTCTGTAAATACCCAACACCGTATTAGCTACGTTGTCATAAGTCGACCAATCAATAACCCAATTATTCGTGTAAGTCGCACCGCCAAGCTCGTCCGTGAATCTTGCCGTTGTTGTGTTAGCTGTTGCGCTTCCGTTTGAGTGAACAGGTATTTGGTCGAGCGTGAAGAAATCGGTTGCTCTACCTTCTCCTTTAGTATCTGCGTCATCGCCTGTGCGATAAACCGTCGTCTGACCAGTCTGCATTAAAGTAGATGACTTTAAACTACCACCAGACTGTATTACTAATTTTCCTCCGTAACCGTACATTATCTTCCTTGTCTGTTGTATGACTTCTTGTAATTCTTGCTTGTCTTAAGTTTAGACGTCTTCTTTTTCGAATGAACGTTCGGACGGCTAACCTTTGGCTTCTCTATTCTTACTATCGCGTCTGCTTTCTTTTTTGACATGACTAAAGTGATTTTAACATTTCTATCATATTTTCTTGAGGTGATATATCCACCTTATCTTTTCTGTATGAGTTGTGAGTATACAACCCATTCTTTCCTGTTAACGCGTCGTTGTTTACAGTAAACAGCTTGTCGTAGTCATACGTCAAGTCAATACCGTACAGATCTCTCCAATACAGCAGTAAGTTCTTTACAGATTCAATCTGCGCGTCCGTGTACTTATGCCAAAACTTCTTACCTTTAAACGGCTCCGCTAACTCGATTACGTCATTCGGATCTACTACCGTATCTACATACGTAAGGAACTTACCGTTCTCGTAGTCTAACGCTCCCCAGTTGCATATCTCTACACCAATAGATATCTTATCCAAGTTCATCCACTTAAGACCTCTTGACGCAAATACCTCAGACTTTACTCCAAGGTGGTAAGCCCAGTGCTTAGAACTGAATCCTTGAACGATCTCACCATCGAATGTATTCTTGGATCCTTTACCTGATATGGATACGCATGTAGCAATCCGTCCTCGCTTGTCTTTATTCCAGTCGTTCATTACGTTGACAGCGGATGAATTACCTGCCGTGTGGTGTAGAACGATCTGAGTCTTTGTAGCCTTCTCTTTGTAGTACTCACTTGCACTAAGTGGTACCTGCTTTATTTTTGATAGATCTAAACTCATCCCTTCTTAATTAAATAAATTGATGCTGTAATCATTCCTATAATGATGACCCATATCCACGGATTAGACCATCCTTTCGGGTTGTTGTTCTTTGCTTGCTTAATCTTCTGCTTTTCTACCTTAACGTCTGACTTGCCTTGTTCTTTAAGGCGCTTTATCTCTAACTTTAGCATTTTCTCAGCGTGATTAAAGCTGTCGCGTTCTTGCTTGTCCATCCTACGCGTATGCCATCTGTCCTTATACTCTATCTTAGCTTCAGGGCATGGTACAGTCACATCTACATAAATCAATGAGTCCTTTCCGTCCTTACCTTTCACTACCTGCGTGATAGTTACAGTGCGTTCGACTGTATCGATCTTTCCTCCGTAGTAGATGAACTTGTCGT